ATTTCCATCTTCTCCTAGCTTGTCTTAATCTACTGTTTGGGTTTTTAGCTGCTTTAGGAAATTTTTTCATTTGCCCTGCTGAACGAGCACAATAAGACTTACGCCTATTAGCTGCCTTACTTCCTTTTTTAACTTTACCAGTAACAGCAGTTTTTAGTTTACTTCCAGGGTTTTCTCTTCTGTAACGAGCCACTCCAGCTTTAGTCATACCCGCTCCACTCTTAGTGGAACGAAAATATTTTTTAGTCTTCGGTGGCTGTTTATCTTTTTTCCTAGCCATGTTACTTCCTATGCAAAAAAGAAAGTCATCATATCAACAGTGCCAACAGTATATTTAATAGTTAAACCATCTTCAAACAAAACACCATTTTGAGGGATTGTTCTATCTATAGTAGTGTTATCTGTTCCAATTGTTCTTGATTTAAACAAAACTGTTCCTGATTCTGGAGTTCCATTTATAAACTCAACAGTTCCAGCTGATCCACCAGATACAATTGAAAATCCTTTTAAACGAACTCTAACACCACCACCCACAGATTGTGCCGCGGAAGTAGTAGATCCAACTTTTAAATTAGCTGCAAATTGAGCAGAACTTGTTACAGAGGTTATAGTCTTAAAGTATTTTGATCCCGCAACAGCTTCGGCTGAACTAGTTGATGTAATAACTTCTGTTAAAGCATTACCAAAAACATCAGTGCCAACTATAGTATTTGTCTTTGCATTATCACCAGTGCCAGTTGTTGTAACATTTAAAATTCTAGCACCACCAGATGCAAAAGATGAATTTGCTATAGTAGCCGCAGTGTCTGGTCTAGCTGCGGTAACAATAAAATCATCATCTGCTGCAACTTCATCACTTATAAAAACAGGTTTTACATCTGAAATTGTCCCTGCCATAATTAGTCTCCTTATAAAAGTTGGGGGAAATTAATCCCCCTTATTAATTTTATTCGTACATAGCTCTGCTTATTGCAGTATAATGTACATTTACTGCCTCGGCTGCTGCCGCTCCAGCTTCAATTCCAATATAAGGAATAAAATCAACATCGTCAGTTAAGGCTGTTGTTTTAGTAGTTCCAGTTGTAACTGCTGTACCGCCAGTTGAACCAGAAGTAGAAGTTACATTATACTGTTGTCCATTAACAAATATAGATGCTTTCCTATCGCTATCAATTTCAATTTTAAAATGATATGGAGTGTTAGCTGCTACTGTAATAGGTAAAACACTAATATAATCTGTTCCACCAATACTATGAACAAAGTGCCATTTTGCAAAATCATCAAATGATTCTGAATTAGTTGCATCAGTTTGATATTTAAAGAATGCTTGGTTAGCATCAGTTGCTACTAATTGGTCATTCGTTAATTTTAATCCTGCCCATACTTTTTGGTTATCAAGTGCAGGTAACATAATAGAACACTCCCAATGTGTAGAGTTTTCTGTTCCCCACTGAACACCTGTCCATGCAGATTGTGAATCTGTATCACCAGTTCCTGCATTATCAAGGTGAGGTGCTAGAATTGCTTGGTCTTGGTCAGCACCAGCAGTTGTAAGATTAATTCCTGCTGAAGTTGTAGCAAAAGTACAAAGAGCTGAAGTCATGTTTGTTCCTAAAACTTCAAAATTCTTTTGACCTGCTCTAGCTACTTCTACTGTTGATGCAGCGTCTATGTCAGCATTAAGAATAGGTCTTTGTAAAAAATACTCTTCTAAGTAGTATCTACGAGTATCTTTGATACCACCTACTTTAGTTCTGTCTTGAATTAAGCCAGTAGTTGTATCTTTACTTACTAACTTAAAATTGTTTTCGGAACGGACTGCTCCTGAAAAAGTTGTATTAGCCATGTCAATCTCCTTGTCTTGGCAAATGTCAGTTACACCATGTAACTGTCAAGGTTTATTCTATTATACATAAAAAAGGGCAGAATGAAACTGCCCTTTTAAATATAAGTTTATTTAAAAAACTTACGCTGCACCTGGTGAACCAAACACGGCACGAGGATCAGAGAAACCAAAAGAATATCTTTCTCTTGCTTTATATCTCATGTTCCCAGTGTCAAAATCTGGATCCATTGCGGTTGATAGTGACATTCTTTCAAAATGCTTTAAACCATTCGGTGCATCTGACTTAATGAAGAAAGCGTCAGTGTCAGTTAGATAATCGTTAATGGTGTATCCACCAGGAAGCATACCTGTGCTCTTGATAGCATTAACATCATTATCTGCTGTTCCAACTCTTAAATTAGAAGCCATTAATCTTTCTGCTACGAATTGTAGTTGTCTAGGAATAATTAGTTTCATTCCTCTAAGAGCAATGATTAGTCCTCTTTCATCTACAAAACCAGCAATCTTGATCAACGCATCTTCTAAAGATGTTTCATTAAGATCGGCTGCAGTTGAAGGTTCATTTGCGAAAGTTCCACCATTTGTCAATGGGTGATCAGTTGCACAAAGTGCGACCCCATCACCACCAGCAGATGCTCCAGCAGTAAACGCATTGTTTAATACATTAGCTGCTTTCACTTGCTTTGTGTGTGCCATTGATCTTGCAAGTGCTCTCGTATAACGACCAGATAGCTTGTCGTAAAGGTTATCCTCTACAGCTTCTTCTGTTATTGAAAACGCCATTGCAACTGTCTCATGGTTATACCTTGCAGTATAAGCTTCGTTTGCATCGTCAAATGCTACTGCATTTCCCTCAGCTTTTGTGGGTGCAGCACCAAATCCACTCAACATTACTTCTTCTTCAAACGCTCTGTCTGATGACTCGGTGTCAAAGATTTCGGCATGTTGACCTTCATACCTATTATACTCCATACCAAAGAGGGCATTTAAGCCTGGCTCTAGTTCTTTGGCGAGTTGTGCTCTAGAAATTGCCATAATTAAGCCTCCTTATGATATAGCAGCATCAGCATCACCACTTGAAGAGGCGAATACATGATTGTTGATTTTAACGATATAGGAGATACCAGCGGCAGAATGGTCTGCATTAGACACATCATCATGAATCCCTACAATCATTAATGGATTTGAAGGATCTGATGCTTCCGCAGTAGATATATCTATTGTCGCACTAGAAATTCCAGTAGTAGTGCTTCCACTAGTTCCTGTACCTAATTGTGCTGTTTTAAAAATATCTGCTTTTGCTGTAGCTCTGTCTGTATTTGTGCCATCCGAAGCAATGATAAATCTTTGAAACGGATTGTCATAAATAAAACATTTTATATCATGATCTGTATTGGCGGTTCCTGAACCTGCCCAATAGTTCTTAAAAGTTAGTTTACCAGTCGTAGCGTCAACATATTCGCATCCAGCAAACACACCTAGGAGTTGTTTACCATCTCCATCGGCACTTGTTATGATTGCTGCAGTTCCACCCGTCAACTCAACTTCAACTGGGGAACCTTGATACATCGCTGAAGCGTCACTCTTGATAAAATATTGGTTAGTAGCACCAGAAAGAGTGTTTCCAATGGTACTAACTGGCTTTAATCCAAAACTTGAATTTGCATTTGCCATATTTTAGCTCCTTATTAAATTACTCGGAACTGGGTTTAGACCCCTTTCCGAAGGTTACACGACTTTGCCTATCGTTATGAATAGGCATTGAGGGATGTTGTTCCCTCATCAAGTTTTCATCCACGGCTTTCATTTGGTTGCGGGTCTGGTCCCGGAAATATTCAGTTCTCTCTTCTACCGTTTCTTTAGGTATTCGTGCTAACATTAAACCGCCAACACCAATAATTCCTTTGTCTTTGCCCTCTTCTATTACTGGATACTTAGCATGAGCATCTTCATATTCATCTGCTCTTACTGGTTCCCAACCCTCTCTCATCTTGGCATAAACATTTGTTTTATCGTCCTCACCTCTTATGTGAGTTCTAATCCAACGATGTTCATACCCCTCTGGAGGTTTTGGTGCATCCAACTTTGTTGGAGGGGCCCAAGGTTTTCTTCTTGAGCTATTTGCACGAGATTCATTCTCTCGTGAAGTTCTTTTTGCTTTTTTAGTATCAGTCATATCTTACTCCTTCACATACTTAGCATATTCTTCAAGCGGAACATTCAAGCGTTTCGCAATAGCAATTTGCGAAGGTGTCAATTTGACTGTTCTGCGTCCCTTTGGTGATGCCGTCTTAGAGGCGGTGGCTCCAGCAGAGGCGACTCTGGGGCCAGAGGATTTTTTCGTTGCTCCAAATTTATGTGGAAATTCCGATCTTATCCTATTATCAAGTTCAGTATAATACTCTTCAGTTGATGCGTCAAACCCTTCATCCTCAATTAATTGCTTATGTATGCCAAAAGCAGCATAAGTCATCGTTTGATCCTGCCCAAACCATTCATTTTTACCCGCCCATTGTTCTGCTCTGGGGTCTGGTTTAGGAGGCGGAGGAGGAGTAGTAGCAGCAGGTGGTGTTGAACCATTTACTTCTGCTTTTTTCGCTTGTTCTTCTCTTTGAGATTTTAAATGTTTTAATCTTGCTTCTTCCAAAGCAATTCTAGATATATTTTGTTGTGCATCATACATAGCATCAGCGTCACCTGCCTCTAATGCTTTTTTATATGCTTCTTTTGCAGCTTGAGCCTGAGCTTCTACTCTTGTATCAAACTCTCCAACATAAGTAGTATCTAGTTTAGTTAATTTTGTTTTTAATTCTTCGTTCTGTTTTTTGACAGATTCTGCATAATCAATCGCAGATTGTTTCTGTCTCTCTTCCTCACGAAATCTGTTCGTAAGTTTGCTAATGCGTTTCTTAACAGAGTCGGAATACTCAGACAAGTCCTCATCATTTGCCACCTTTTCTTTCGTTTCGGTTGCAACTTCGGTATCTGTGCTAATATCTTCTTGTTCACTTTCTACCTCTACTTCCTGTCCTTGCTCTTCTTGTTCTTGCTCTTCTTCTTTTGTTTCTTCTTTTGTTTCTACTTCTTGCATACTTTAAGCTCCGTATGATTTGATGTCATCGGGATTGACAATGGTTGCAATGACTTCGTCATCATTGATTATTCTAACTTCTCCACCTTCTATTTGGAATCGTGAGCCAGCGTAGCGACCTATGCACACCCAATCGCCTTCTTTACACCAAGCTCCCTCTTCTCCAAATTTATCAATATCTTTATATGCCAATGAACCTAACTTCACGACATAAGCAACCACAGTTGCTCTCATTTCTTTTTCTCTTACTGGATCTGGAACATAAACACCACCATCTGTTTTATCTTTGCCCATGTAAGGCATGACTAATATTCGCCAACCTGTAGGTTGTGGTACTCGTTCTGTTAAGGATTTTTTCTTTGCCTCTTTTTCGGCTTTTTCTTTTGCTTGTCTTTGTTTAACTACATATTCAGGTACTAGTAATGTCATTGTCAACCTTTTCCAGCAGGGTTTTAATTTGTTCTAATGCGTAGGTTAAACCCTGTATTTCACCTACCATTGCCTTATAACTAGACATATCAGACGCACTTCCACTCGTCAATGAAATACTTATGTCATTTATTCTATCATTCAAGGACTTTTGATATTTATGTAAAAAATCTGTGACTTTCATTATGAAATTTATATTTTAGTTGTCATTTTTTCTAAATCACGAACTGTCATATCTTTAGGCATTCCAGGACTAAAAAAGCTAGCTTTGACTTTTCTGTTCAATCTCTCTTGCTCTCTCTTTTGTTTTGCTTGATAAGCTAATAAATCCCTCATAAAATCTCTTCTTTCACGATTTTCATCAGTGGGAATAGGCAAACTAGGTGAAAGTCGTTGTTGAAAATATGCAGTTAAATCAGAAGGCATTGAATCTTTTATTTCTGAAGGCATATTTCTAACAGATTCTTCTATGTATCTCTCTATATCTGTCATTTGTGGTTTATTTATTTCATTTTCATTTGTTATTTGTGGCACATATCCATAATCAAATTGAAATTCATCAGAGGTAAGTTCTCCTGGCATAGAATCTGTTGCTTCAACATATGCTGGTTCGTTCAATCCAACTATACCCGTGTTTAACATTAATGGCCCGCTAGATCCAAAAGTATTTTGTCCTACTGTTCCTCTGCCACCTCTATATACTTCTGGAAATGTATCTCCTAATAATAAATCTGCTTCTGTGCCTACTACAGGACGTGCTTCAGAGGCAATAACATTTTGTACTAAATTTTTACCTACATCACTTAAATTTAAAGAAGGAAATGAAAAAGAAGGAAGATTAATTTGATTTTCTTCTGCTTCTTTTACTGCTTGTCTAAATCGTTCACTTTCAGATGGTAATCCTCTATTTCTACCTAACATGGTTCTAAGTGTACTAACACCTGGGACTTTTTCTAAAAGACCCATAATACCAGAGGAAGGAACTTCTTTTACTACACCTTCAGTGGTTGGTTGTCCTATATAATAATCTCCCATTTTATAAGATTTATCAGTTATTAATGAAGGTAACCCTAAACCTTGTCGTGCTCGTAATGTGTTTACATCTGCAACACCTTGACCACCAAGTATATTTGTGTAGTCAACATTTTCTGCACCAAATAATTTAGAGAAAAAAGATTCTGGATACGGGTTTGTAGCAGTTGCACCTCTTGCTATATTATATACTTGTCCTGGATTTAAAGCACCACCAGTAACATTAAAACCTTTAGTTTGATCCCTACCAAAAATAGGACCACTATCACCACCCATTATAAACGAATTATAATCCTCTGCACTACCCCCCATGGGGTCTGATACGGGTGGAGCCATATCTTCAACGCTAAAAGCTTGATTCTCTCCAAAATCTTCAAAACTATAGGGTTCGTCAACCATGTCTGCCACTAACGAACTCCCCTAAATCCTAGTCCTTGAATAGCGAGACCACCGCCACGCAT